CATACCATGGGATTTGGCCACAAGCATCTCGACTATGACCACGTAAACTACGACAACGTGGCAGAGTTCATTCTCTCGATCCCCTGCGACGTAGAGATCGGCTCGCAGGTGCTGTATAGCTGTCCCGGATTTATTTTGCTTGGCAAAATCCTCGAGAAAATTTACGGCGAGCGTCTTGACGCCCTCTTTGAAAAGCGCGTCTGCCTGCCTCTTGGTATGAACAACACGTCCTTTGGCTCAAAGGATCCAAATACCGTCAACGCGAACGTGGATGAGTCCATGCGCGGTGTGGTGAACGATTACAACTGCCGACATCTTGGCAAAGTTGCGGGCAACGCGGGCTCGTTTTCCTGCATCAATGACCTTACAAAATTTGCAAAAATGCTGCTCTTGAGGGGCGAGCCTTTATTCTCCAAGGAGATCTTCTGGCTTGCTGCGAAAAATTATACCAAGGGTATGTCCCAGCCAAGAGCCTTGGGCTTTGTTTACGGAAACGACGAGTACGAGCAGCTTGCGTCCTTGTTTGAAAGCGCGGTGGGCCACTGCGGACACACGGGTCAATCGCTGTTTGCCGAGCCGTCAAGCGGGCTTTACGTTATAGTTCTCACAGACGCTACCAAAAACGTGGGCATCAGATATAACAAAGACTACGAGGTAGTCAAAAAAATGCGCCATGATCTGCATCTGGCAATAAAAAATGATCTTTAAGCATAAATACAAACACCGCCCTGAAAAGCAGGGCGGTGTTTTGGTTGCAAAGCACATTGGATAGTGTTTTTTGTATAAACACTTATATGCGCGTGCAATTTGAGACTTTGGCGGGAATCTCGCTCTTGATCTTCGACAGCTCGATGTCAAAGAGGTCGAAATGCTCGGGACAGAAGAACATCAGATAGGTGCAAAGTGCAGCCACGGCAACGGTGAAGCGTTCACCGAGGATACATTCTGCCGTCATTGTAGGCAGATCCTCGTCGATCGTTGCAAAACTTTCCCCTTTGGCATCGCAGTACAGAAGATAAGTGGGATAAATTATCCTTATCGCCGTCGCAAGAACGTATCTGAAGCGGTTTTGGAACAACTGCGACTGAACGTTCAGACGGGTTATCTCCATCGGTACCTCTGCAGTCTGGGTGTCAACGTATCCGCTTATGATCTCGTTGTATAAGGCAACCGACATTTCAAGAATTATTTGGTTTGTCATATACGATCACCTCTCAAAATCACCCGTTATTATGCTTCAAGGGAAGCATCATATACCTTCAGGCATACGAACTCGTCGGGATATACGATCTTCGCGCCGTAGAGGTGCAGACCCTTGACAGCATCCGCAAAACGCTTTTCGGGACGGTAAGCCTCAACCTCGTTGAGCTGCTCTGCAAACGCAACGGCACGGGTGGTACGCGCGATGCAGACACGCTCTGCGCGGTCGACGGGAAGATTGTTGGAAACGTAGATCTTGAAGCCCGCAATGTTGCCGATATATCCGTTGCTCACCTCGTCGGTGTTGTCGGACATGGTCGCGATCTTAGCCTTGAGGATGATGCTTGCAACGTAAGGCGGTACTTCAAGTACGGTCTCAACGTTGCTGCTTACGTTGTTGTTATAGAACTTTTCACGAAGGTCGATGATGAGGTCGATGATGGTGGTCGAGTCAGGAGATCCCCAAGTGATAGAGTTGCCGTCCTTGACCTCCTTATAGAGAGAGTAAACGTAACGGTCTGCAACGTCAGCAAGAGTGGCTGCTGCTCTTGACATAGCCGCCTTCATGAGAGCAGGCTTGCTCTGAACTCTGTCTGCGTCATCGATCTGGAAGTTGAACGCCTTGCACTCCGTTATCTCAAGAGAGGTAGTGGGAACTCCGATCTGCTCAAGACAGTAGGAATCCATATCCATGTTCTTTTCGTAGCTGAAAACGTTGACGGGTCCGACTCCGCAGATCTTGAGGACGGAACCCTTTCCTTTGATCTCACCCTCAAATTCACGAGTACAGTTGCGGACGCCGACGTATTCCTTGTCAAGCTCCTTGGTGAGAGTTTCACTCCATACGGTAGGTATAAAATTTGAAATAGACATAGTTTTTATTTCCTTTCTTTTAGTTATTTGCCGTATTTCAGGCTTTTCATAATTTGTTTGTAGTTGCGTCTGACTTGCTCGCGGTCCATTGATCGAATCTCCTCAGAGGTAAAAAGACGCTCCGAGGAAGAAGCTCCGCCCAACGCACCGGGCGTTTTGAGGACGTTCTCAAGTGCTCTTTTTTCCGCTCTCTCCTTTTCAAGACTCTTTCGTCTGTGATAGATCGCAAACGAGCTTGCAAGAGTTGCGCCATGTGTCTTTTGGTATTCGTAAACCTCGCTTGGAATATCGTCCGCCGTCACGCCCGGAAAAAGCTCGGAAAGCTCCTTCATTTCACTTTCCTGCTTCCTTGATCTTTCAATGGACGCCTTGAGCTCTGAAAGTTCAGCCTTCAGCGCAAGGTTTTCGTCAGCAAGATCAACGCTTGGATTTTCGTTTTCGATAATAAGATCATCATTCATTCTGACTCACCTGTGACGCTGAAAGCGTTTCCTTTCTCGTAAATATTTTTTCTCCGCCGATCTCGTCCTTGGGATCGCTCGGCGTTTTGGAGCTTTGGTTCTGAGCATCGGGAGCAATACTCTGCTTTCGCGCTCTTGCAAGAAGCTCGTCCTTTTTGTCGATCACCTCGTCGGGCAGACGCTCAAGATACTCCGCGAAGGTGATGTGACCGTCCGCGAGCAAGGACGTCAGAGTGCTTATCATAACGCTCTTTGAAAATCTTCTGGTAGCTCCGCTTTCAACCCTTACGGCAATGCTTTCGGGCTCGATCAGATCGAAATCCACGCAGAGCGAGCAATGCTGATCGATGTAAAAACGGTGCTCGCCGTCAAAATACGCCTTCATCATCTCAAGCCAGATCATTCCAAGCTCCTTTATGCAGCTATGGATGCCCGTTCTTACGCGGTCAAGGGATATCTCGCTCGTTTCTCTGAGCGCAAGGATCGCACTCGTGTTGGTGGGATCTACCTCGCCCAGAGCCACCTCCGTGGCGCCCGTCATTTCCTTGGTGTTTTTGATAACACTTTCAAGTACGGCAAGATAATCGTCCTGCATCTGACCCACACCCACGACGTTTACAGCGCCGGATACGTCACCGCCGGACATAACTCCGATAGCCTGACCCACCTCGTTGTCCCATTCGGGAATAAGACGCTTGTCGTAGATCACCTTTGAAAAGGCTGTGTCGATCATGTGCTTCATGACCAAAGCGTAGGATTTGTTGATGTATTTCTGATTGTGGATAAGCTCGCTGACGGGCGTTTCGCCGTGCAGACTTCCCTTCACGCTCTCCCAATTGAAAAGCGCTACGGGATATCGCTTCATCAAGGTCGCCGCAGAGCAGATTTTGGCGTATTTCGTGTATTTTTCAAATACGACGAAGCCGTTTTCATCCCTTGTGAACTTGGTGAGAACGGTTGCCTTTTCAGAGCCCTCGGAGAGATTTTCAAGGGATGAGAGATCGCCTGCAAACTCATATCCCGCCTCGTCCTTTTCGATCTTGTCGATCTCGCTTTGAGGCGTACCGAAGAGCTTTGCTTCTCTTTTGAGCTTCTCTACGCTCTCCCTTGAGCTTATGATAAGGTACTGCTGCGACTGAATGTCGGGATCGTTCATGTCAGATGCGAAGAGATTTACGCTGTCAACGCATTTTGTGACGATCTTGCCCTTGTGTACGCCGTCCTGCGTACCGTAAGGATCAAAGTAGCAGTAAAGCACCCCGTCACCCGCGAGCGCCGCATCGTAAACGGCACGTCTTAAAACGCTGTCCATGTCGTATTCGGTCCACATGACGCTGACGATCCTGCTCAGATTGTCAACCGCCTCAAGCCTTTTCTCGCTTGCCTTGGTGCGTGGCAGACACGGCGCGCTGACGTCCTCGTACCTCACGGAGATATCGTAAGACATCACGCTCGAAACGAGGTAATCGACGATACGGCGTATGACGTTGAATACAGGTGTTGGCAGACCGCCCGAATTTGCTCCTCTCCATTGATCGCCGCGATAAAAACGCTCGTTTTCATCGACTCGCTTGAAAATTCCCGCCGCGCGCTTGTAGTCCTTACCGTACTCGTACTGTTGCCACGCGACAGTCAGATCTTTGTTTTTCATTGATTTTCCTTGGGTGTATTCCTTGCATCAATGCTTCAAAATATTCAAAAAGCTGCTCGTGAGAGGATCGCCCTTGGCGTTTTCACGTTTTGATCTTTTGAGATGCCTGCGTGTCAAAATGGCAAAAAACAAGCATCCCAAAGCAAAGCCCAGCATTGACGCCGCGATCAGATATAGTATCATACACAGCATTTCCTTTCTTATTTTT